GCAGAAAACTATTGTAAAAAACACAATATGGAATTTAAAATAATTACAGAAAAAGAAATATTTAAAAATGGCAGAGAATAATAACTCAATAGAAACAATAAAAACATACTTTGCAAACCACAATGGTTTGCAATTAAGTAATAGATTTAGTGTTGCATTTCGCAATCTGCCTTTTCAATTTAGAGACCAAAATGGAAGATCCCCGGTAGTTCAAGCACAAGAAGTAGTATTCCCTCCTAGATCGCTAGAAACTGTTGTTGATGGATTGCAAGGATATGGACCGGGTAGATATGTTCCAAGATATCAAAAAATATTAACTAGTGGTATTATTATCACGTTTCCTATCACAAATGATTCATTTATACTAGACTTAATAGATCAGTGGTTTAATTACTTTTATTCAAGTAACTTTGCTAATAATAGAGTCAACCAATCAAGAAATTACATTTTACCATTTTATGATGATGCTGTTCTTCCTGTTTTTATGGATATATCAATTTTAGATCCTAATGGAAATCCAAATTTAACAATTACGCTAAGTGAAGTATTTCCAGTAGAAACACAGCCGTTTCTTCTTTCCATGAAAACTGAAAACACTTATTTAACATATCCAGTGGTATTTGGTTATAGAGATTATCAATATAATATTGCTTAAAGGTGGATATAATATATGAAAGAGTTATTAAAACAAATACAAGAGTCGTTGCCAACATATGACGCAGTTCTTCCATTTTCAAAACAAGAAGTATCTTTTACACCATTCAGAGTAAAAGATTCAAAAAATATATCGATCATTCTTCAAGAAGACAATAAAAAACTTGCATTAAAAGCAATGGTAGATCTTCTAAAGAATTGCTGTGTAAAGGTTAATCCTTTAGATCTTTGCTTGGCGGATGCTGAATATCTATTTTTGCTTATAAGATCTAAGAGCGTTGAAGAAAACATAAATTTAGTTGTAAACAATAATCACGTTAAAATTAATATCTTTAATATAGAAACCAAAAATAATTTTGTAGATACAGAAATAAAGGTATCTCCAAAATTGGTTTTAAAAATTGAAACACCAAAAGTGAAAAACATTTTACAATTAAATGATCTGTCAAGAAAGAACATGCTACTGGCATCAATTAAAGAAATTGTTGTAAACAAAGAAATTTACAATGTAGAAAAGTTTGTTCCAAATGAAATATCTGAATTTTTAGAAAATTTGCCTTTAAATATTTTAAATGAGTTAGAAAAAATAAAACATCCTGAACTTCATTTTTCAGTAAAAGTAGATAATGAAGAAAGTGAGGTAACAGGTTTTCTAAGTTTTTTTACCTTTCAATGAAATTTTTTGATTTAAAAAATTATTACGTTACTAATTTTAATTTGTTGAATGTTGGAAACATGAATTTAGGTGATATTGAAAATATGTTATTTTGGGAAAGAGACATATATACAAATCTTCTCATTCAACACAATAAAAAAATAAAAAATAGTTTTTCAGAAAACCCATTAAATAACATATATGAATGATTTACCAGAAAATAATAAAAACAGATTTGATCAAGTTGCAAGATACGATGATATATCTGCGCCACAACCGAATTTAGGTAGAACAACAAAAATTGATTCTTCTGCTGAAGCAGATGTTTTGGGTATTAAATCCGGTGAAGGTTTAATAAAAGATGAAATGTCCAAAACCGTTTTTAAAGATGGTAGAGATATAAATTTAATGGATGTTTTATCTGGTAAGGCTAATATAACCAGATTGTCCATGGAAGACCCTAGATCTACAACAACTAGTGGGACTGGTGGTGTTATGCCTACTGTGGCAACTGGAACACCAATACCATCTACATCTGGTCCGGATTTAACTAAAGAAATAGGTTTGATGGATGCAGAGATTGAAACTCTTGTGGATGAAATAAAAAAGTTAAAAGAAGAATTAAAAGTTCATCAAAAAATAAATGATAAACAGAAGTCAGATATAGATGCTGTTCAAGAGGTAATAAATAACATGTTAATTCAGGACTCAAAAATTTTTGATGAAGAAGCAGTTAAAACCGTAAATAGTCAAAAATTTTTCTTTGATCTAAAAAACAAAGAAGCATCAATGCCCCCTGAGTGGGCTTAAATAAAAAAGCCCCCTTTCGGGGGCTTTCTCAATCCTGATCCATTTCTGAGAAATACTTCAGTGGATCTTTCTCCTCCACATCATCCGTTACTGTAGTCTCCTCTACATCGTCCTCAATGCTCTTGGACTCTGTATACTGAGCACGGATGTCATCACCAACAGCCTTTTTGAATCTTGCATTCAGTTCTTCAAAACTCTTGAACTGACTCTTATCAACGAAAGGCTTGAGAGGATACTGCTTCTTCCAGATCTCTTCCAGCTTCTTGTCTTCTCCACCGAGAAGAGGCGCTGGAGCAGCAAACTCGCTTCTGTCGTAGTTTACATAACCACCGACATTGCGAATTTTAATCTTGAAGTCTGCACCCGTCCAAAAATTGAACGGATCAACTGCAACTTCATCTTGGAACTCAGGGTGAGCAAGGCCCTGAATCTTCTGAAAGATCTTAGTTCCATACTGATAAAGGAAAACCTTTCCCTTATTCTCTGGGTTGGCAGGATCCTCAAGAACAAGAATATTTGAAATGTAAGTCAACTTACGCTTACGGTTTCTTGCAATATTCTTATCATCCTCAATACCACTGTTCCACAGTTCACTATTGGCAGCACAGATTGGGCACTTCTCACCAATGGTGGTTGGGCAGTTCTCATACAACCAGCCTCCCTTGCCCTTAAAGGTGTGGCTATAAACCGCTACAAACGGAGTGTCCTCACCTTCAATCTCAGGGAGGAATCGAATTACGGCATATCCATTGCCAGCCTTGTCGATTCCCGGCTTCCAAATACGGTCATCCTTATAACCGTCCTTCGCAGACAACTTTTCAAGTTTCTCCGAAAGTGATGCGATTGAATTCTTACTCTTCTTTTTAAAATCTGAAAAATTACCCATAATATTCCCGAGGGTCTACCTCGGCCTTTCTTGTTAGATCATTATACGATGACTATTAGTTTAGTCAACAGGAAGTTTTTTGGTTTTTCTTTTTTTTATAAAATTAAGATCTTTAGCTTCCATCTCAATTTTTTCTATTAAAGGTTTTGTTAATAGTTTGCCGGATGCAGATGGGTCTAATCCCATTTCATCACTAAGTTCCAAAACACACTCCATGAACGATAAATTTGTAGATTTAACTCGTTCAATTACTTTTGATGAAAATTTTTCTTTTGCTGAATCGTCCATGTACATGACTAATATATCTCACTCTCTGATAAAATCAATATTATTTCCTTCTAAATATTCTAGAACTATTTATAGGAACAAATAATGGCCTCTGACACAGACAACAACATTATTATAGAAACTTCCGGCTTAACTGCAGCTATTGCAACAGATGTTGTCCAATTTAGTGGATCTACATCACATTTTCAATTTTTCAAGCTTGCCTATGGAATATGCGGAACAGCCAGTATAGTTACAAATTCAAATCCACTACCTGTTGCTTTTACTTCTGGTGTAACAGCAACCGTAGGTGGTTTAATAACAGTTCAGGGCACTGCTGGTGGGTATCCTGTTCCAGTAAGTGGAACAATTATAGCAACGGGTATAACAGGTTCACCTGTTTATGTTAAAACATTTACAGGTTCCCAAATTGAAGTTACAGGTGGAAGACTATATACCACAGCCGATTCTATTTCAGTATATGGCCCAAGTGGTGCTACATTTCTTCCAGTAAGATTAGTTGGCACTACTGGTTGGGAAATTGGTACAATAGGTGATGCAATTAAAGTTGCAATTACAGGAGCTACCTTTGAAGCAACAATCGGCACCAGCATGGCCGTATTTGGTATTTCGGGTGCAACAGCCATTTCTGTTAGAACCAATGGAAATACATTGGCCATCAATGACACAAACATTACAAATGGATTGACAGCAATCTATGTTAATATTAATAATGTTAGAACAGACTTAGCTGGAATTTCATCTGCTCTTGGAACGCTTAATACCAATTTAGGAACTCTTGGAATTTCTGTTCCATCCGTGCTAAAGACGGGTAGAGTAACTGCTGTTTCTGCAAGCGTTACACAAATGGATCCTGCAGGATTTAGTTGCCAAAATGGTATACAATTGAAAGCATTGTCATCAAATACAAATATGATTTATTTTGGTAATACATCTGGTTTAGTTGGAGCATCTTTTGGATATTCCATAGATCCAGGAGAATCTTTATTCTTAAAATTAAACAACACAAATACAATATTCGTAACATCCGCAAGTGGTAATCAAATAATGACATATGCAGCGTCTTAATTATGTCAGCAACAAAATTTACATTAAACAAACTTCGATCAGTAATTAATTATGGTTTATACGTAAGTGGAAACACTACCGATCCTATTTTTTCAAAGGGTTGGTTAAAAACTAGACCAAATATTTTAATTAAAGGTTTAAGTTGTTATATTGATTATTCACATACTTTTAATACTTCTGATTTAATGTATTTTAATCAGACTTTTAAAAAATTAGGTGTGGGTGCTACGTTTTATATGACTCCCACCGAATATTATGATGCAGAAAAAAACATATTAAAAAATTTAGGTGGAACATTTTCTGTTAATAAAATTTTTTACGGAACTAATATAATAGTTGCTGATATTATAAGTGGAATTTCTGGAAGTAATTCTTACGATTACTTTACAAAAGAAAATTTTAATGCAACACCCCAATTTGTATTTGAAAATACAGCTTCATTCACAGGCTATTATTTAATTAACTCATTACCAAATTTAGCACTCTCAACATTTAAATCTTCTGGTGTTTTAGGTAATGCG